TTGCGCGCGTTGCACCATGGAGGGCGGCAGGCCATCGAAGCCTTGTTTGTTGTTCTTGATCACACCTTCTTCCCTGGCGCGGCGCAAAAGCTTGCGGTAGGCCGCGCTTTCAGCATCAAAGAAGGCGGCATCCTTCGCCTTCACCAACAATTCAATATCAAGACTTTCGTCCGGCTTGATCCAGACGCCATCGGTGAGCGCTTCAACGTCGCGCTCGAGCATATTCAGTTTGGTTGCCATTTGCGGTTTTACCTCTGCGGGGTGGCGGGTGGCGGGAAGGTGGGGCTACCGGCGACCCGCCGTGCCGGTAGCCCCTGCTCCGCGCGGGAGCATCGCGGCTAAGAAGCCGCGATCTTGTTAGGCAGCGAACCGATCAATCTGAATGGCGGGCAATGCGAGGTCGTTGCCGCCTTCAATGTCGAAACGCGCCAGAATAGCTTGGTTCGGACCGCCGACCTGAATGTTCGGGTTCATCAGATTGGCACCGGGCAGGGTGAATATGTAGTTATTGCCCTGCGGGTCACGCTTACGCCACGCCACGCGCGAGCGCGTTTCGTTCTTGAAAAGCGTGTATTGCGTGAAGTCCCGGAAGTAGAGTTCGATCTGCCCGGCAACCTGCACCTGGCCCCAACGCGCGCCCTGAGCGGCGGCGCTGCCCATGCCGTAATCCATGCCAGCGCCTTCGCGGGATACCGTGAGCGCCACAGAATTGACAGCGGCAGACAGCGCCGTGTCATCAATCTGAACGCCACCGAAAGCGGCCACACTGTCAAAGAAGCCGCCGGTCGGCGCCGCATTCACAGTGCCATTGCCAGCCGCAGTAATGGCGTTGACTTCATCGCGCGCCGCGATGTTCAGGCTACCCGTGAAGAATTGGCCCGTGCCGCCAGACAGCGACAGCGAAGACACCATGGCGCCCGCATAGCGCAACCAAAGCGAGGCGGAAAAGCGGTTTTGCAGGTGAAAGCTTTTCACCAAGTCGCCATTGCGCAGCATCCCGGCATTGCGGACAGATGCCGCCGTGCCAGCCGGGGTTTCCGTGACCGTGATAGTCTTCCCAGCAAGGATGAGGCTCTGGTTGCTGCTTTTCGTGGCGATGCGATAGAAACCGTTATTGATGCCGCTGTTCGTCGCAAAACCACGCAATTCAATCCACTGGCTTTCCACCAAGTTCTGAAACTTGTTGGAGGTGGTGGAGGAAAGCACGTTGGTGCCCGTGGTGACGGTAATATCACCCGCGACACCCGCGATGGTTTGCGATGCGCTCCAATCGCCGCCGAGCGCGCCCGCGAAGAAATCATCAAACGTGCCATAGGACAGATTGAAATTGATGGCGCCGGAAGCCTGTTCGCTTTGCGTCACAGAAGGCGACACGCGACGGCTGCCCGTGATTTCATTCGGGCGCGTGCGCGCCTTGCTGCCTGCCAGGCTTTCGCTGGTGATCCGCAGCGCGGTGAAGGCACTATTCGGCGCCGTTCCCCAGGTTGCTTCCGGCACGTAGGAAAGCTGGGTTTCCGTGGTTTCAATGCCGGCCTGATAGCCGGTGACAGAACCGCTCATGCTCTAATTCCTTTTCAGGTTCTGCGGCTGGGCCGCGTTGAAGCCCGCGCTATGCAGGCCGGTCGGTGTAAACCCACTCAATCGTGACAGTGAGAACCCACCACTTGCCGTCTTCGGACGGGACGCCCGATCCAACGCTGGCGCGGCGATAAACGGTGTATCCGACTACGCCGCGATAAATATTCGCTATGTCCTTGGCGATTTGGCGCGCGGTTGCGCTGCCCGTGCCCAGCGGCACGATGACATGCACGATGAATGTCCCGCGCTCTTCCCACGCGCCATTGCCGAGTTCGATAGGCTCCAGCACATCGCCTTCAGCCTCAACCGAAAGCCAAGGCGCCAGATCAGGCGTGGTGAATGCCTCATTCGGCCACTCGATAGGATAGGGCAGCGCGGCGGCGGTAAGCCGATCACGCGCATCGGTCCAAGGCGCCGGGGTCATCCGCCACGCACCCAAAGCTCATAGGATGTCAGGTTGTCGCTCACCATGCGCGCGTGAACGCCCAAGACTGCCCAGCTTCGGCCATCTACCAGCACGAAATCGCCTTTTGCTGGTGCCAGATTGGAAAGCGGTTCGGCGTCAATAATCAGCCGCGCATCGCCGTTCATCACGCCGCCCGTGATTTCTTCCGGCGAAAACTGCCGCAGATAGCCATTCGCGCTAGCCTCCGTGAATGTGGTGCCCGTGCCGATGCGCCGCCTGAGTGTCACCGGACGACCAAAGCGCGTCAGAATGCGCGGCACGGCATTGACGATGCTCATGCGCTCATTTTCCGCCACGGTTGCAAAAGCGTGATGGCCTGCGCCGGCAGGGCATCCGAGACTGAGCGGGGATCGAGATAGGATACAGACCCAACGCCATCGGCGCTTTCGCTGCGAATATGCGGATCACGGCCCCGGCTGGAATGGATGGCCTGCAAGACGATAAGGCAGGCGCGCTCAATGTCTTGCGGGAGATCGGTCAGCAGCGCATAGCCCGCCGCATAGGTGACCTGCACCACCGCCGCACGCCATTGGATGCGATAGTCGCCCGAGAGGCGATAAAGCAGCGAGCCGTCGAGTTCATAGTCAGTCGCGGCAAGCGTGGTTCCATCCTCAATGACTGAGGTGATGGCCGGCGCAATGTCCCGGTCAAGAATGATGCACGGCGCGTTTACGGCGCGTTCAGTCTGCCGCACGGTTGCCCGGCCAAAGCCTTCCGGGCGCCCGCAATACCGCGCGCATACGTCCGACGCCTGACCAATGAGTTCCTGCAAGCCAGTGGTGGCCGGCGTGCCGTTCAAGACAAGCTCGCGCTCCGCCGTGGCGGTGACGGTCAAGGCATTGGTCACGGGCGGCGTGATGACGGTGATCATGAGCGATCCTCAGCCGGGGTGAACGCGCCGCGCGTCGCGGCAGGATTGGACGCGAGGCGCCCGGTTGCCGGGGTGAACGGCCCGCGCGGGGTGGCGGTTGCGCCAGACACGCGGGCAGAGCCCGGCAGAAAGGCGCCAGCGGCTTGCATAATGGCGGCAGGGGCGAGAGCTCCGCCAAGCGCAGAACCAGCCAGAAACGCGGCAGAAGCGGCAAGCGATACGCCCGGAACATCGACGCCGATAACTGCGCCGCCCGTGATGATGGTCGCCGCCGCCTGCCATTGGCGGCTGGGCACCACCGCGCCACCGGCTGCCTCGCCAGGGATAAACAGAGTTGCCGCCGCAATAGTCGCACCCGGCGCGGTGACGCCGCCCGTGGCACTTGCCGCGCCTGGGGTAAAGCTGGTGTCCGCTTGAAGCGTAGCGCCGGTTGCGATTGCCGAGCCAGCCGCCGCGCCCTCGATGAAGGATGCGCTTGCGGTAAGTGTCGCGCCAGACGCTACAGCCGCGCCGGTAGCCGCGCCGGAGAGGAGCGACGTTGACGCGGTGAGTGTGACGCCCGGCGCCGTTGCGCCGCTTGCCGCGCTTGCCGCGCCAGGGTCAAAACTTGCCGACGCGGTAAGTGTGACGCCAGGCGCAACGGATTGCGCAGGCGCCAGAAACAGCGTCAACAAAGACATGGGTTATTCGCCTTCGCCGCCTGGGTCTGGCGCAAAAACAGGCCCGCCAATTTCACCATCGCCGGCCGTCTGCATTCTCGAGGAATGCTCTTGCGTCACCGCGCCCGAAGCAACTTCGACGCCAAAGCCATTCACCACAATGGAAGATGCCAGGGCATAGGGGAACTCCACCACCTGGCCAGCGGCGTATCTAATGGCATCGACTTCGCAAGGCATTAAAATGCGGATGAGTGTCATTTTACCCTCACGCGAAGAACAGATCGCCCACAACATCGTTAAGCCCAACCGCCGTATTGTCGGTATCCGCCGCGCCGGCCACGATGGTCAGGCCGATGCCCGTGGCAAAGGCGATGCCACCCTCAATCGTAAACGTCACCGTATCGTTGGGAGGAAGCGCGATCGTTCGCACCACACCCGCGCCGGCGGTTGGCGCTGCCGTTTGGTTGTGGAGCTTCACATACCGGAACGACGCATTCGTGTTGGCCAAGCACCAGCCCAGCACACGGCCCGCGCCTGCCTTGACTACCGTGGCATTGGTGGACGCCGCCGATACAATGTGCGCGCCTGAAGCGGCGCCGGTAGCATTGGCGCGGTATTGCTGGCCCACGTCACCGATTGCCGCCGTGCCAGCCACAAGCGCGGGCTGTGTGAACGATACAGGGGTTGTGCCCTGTACGGCAACCGGGAGCGGGGCCGCACTACCCAAAGGCCGCACGCCAGCAATGTAGGTCGGGACGTTGGCGTTATCTTCAATGCTCAGGAAGCCAATCGTCCAAGTCGTGCTTGATGCTGGAGCCGTGGTGCCATTCTGCGCCCAGATATAGAGATACAATTCTACGTCATCATCTGGAATGTTTTCAATTCGGCTGGCGCGAGTGGTGACGGTCGGCACGGATGCGGATGCAACCAGCGCGTCAGACCAATAGACATTGCGCCCATCCGCCGCCACATTCATCACATGGCCAGGTGCGCCGGTTGAGTTTTGAGATGTCGCGGTGTCGCCGCTATTCCATCCCCGCCGCTGCGCGTCCACGTTTGCAGCGGTTGCGGACGTGCCGGTGTAAAGCGTGCGAATGTAATTCCAGCCAAACAGGTCCACCGTGCAGGAACCGCTGGCAGGCCAGCCCGCGACCGTGAAGGTGATCGTATCCACACTTGGGATTGACGCGATGGCGTAACGACCTGGCACGCCCGCCGCGCCATTGATCGCGCCGACGAACATGAACTGCCCGACATTCGTAGCCGTGAAGCCGTGCGCCGTTTTGGTGACAGTGATGGACGTGGCGCTATTGATCGTGCAGGCCAAGCCCTCGCCGATCACGTCCGCCAGCATCACATGGAAATTGTTATTGACGATGCGCTGCGACAGGATCGTCTTGTGCCGCTGGATGAACGCGCCCCGGAAACTCGCCACCGACCGCGCCAGAAACTCGCTGTTCGCCGTGGTGCCCGCCGCAACCACGAGGTTGCTGGACGACTGCGAAACCGTGATGCCCGTTCCCAGGCGCCGTTGCGTCAACTCAGGCGCCAGCAAACCAGAACCAGACGCGGCAAAACCCACGCTCCAGATATCCGCCGGCGCCTGACGCACTACCGCACCACGGTCGCCATACAGCGGATGCGTTGTCCGCACGTCCGGCTGATTGGCGGCGGTCGCAGCGCCGGAAGGTAGCGGCAAAGACGCCGCCGACACCGGCATAGGATTGCCGCTGGCAACATCGCCGTCGTTGACACCGTCCGCGCCGAGCGTCAGCTTTACCCGCTGGAATTTTTTAGCTGTGATTTCGTCTGCGGCAATCGTGTCACCCGTGCCGGGCAGAATTACATCATCGGCCATTTCTCAGCCTCAATTCTGCAAGCGAACCGTGGAAGCGTTCAGCGTGAACGTGCCGCCGCTTGACACAACGTCCGAGCCAAAGTCATTCACCGCAATCAATTCATCAGCACTCGCAGCACCACCGCGCGAGACGTAATAGACCGCCTTACGTGCGGTGATGGTGGAGCTAGGCCAGCTTACCTGCCCGAGCGCAATATCCACGCGGTCATTGGCGGTGTCTTTCGTCACCGTCACCGCAGAAGTGACGCCGCCCGCCGTGTAGCCGGTGCCAGTCACCTCATTCGTGATATCGCTGCGCTTGGTGTGCGTGTCTTTATTTTCGGCATAGCTGGAAGTGGTCAGCAAAACCTTGACCGTCACCGCGTCAATATCAATCACGCCGCGAATGACATCATCCCAAAAGGAATTGTAAATCAGGCTTGCCATTTCATTTGTCCTTTCGCGCCAGCATCACCGCAGACCCTTGAATTGCAGAAAGGCGCCGGCTGCGATTGCGCCCAGGGTCGCCATTGTCATGGCCTTAACAACTTGGCTCCACACAGTCTTTTTGGTGGAGCGCCATGCGTCGAGTAAATTTCGCAGTTCCTTCATATCGTCGCCGGCGCTTTCGTCATGCAACCCGACAGACTGCAACGCTTCCCTAGCGCCCTGTTTGGCCGCCCGGGCAATCATCTGCTCAATCACTTCGGGTGACATGGCGCGACGCTCTTCCGGCATGGATCAGCCTTCGGCTTTTTTCTTCGCCTTCGGTTGGCCGGGCACTTCTGCCCAGCCTTCCCGAATGGCTACCGCCGCGAGGTCACCGCGGACGGTATCGCCCACGGCAAATTCGCGCCCATACACTTCGCCGTCCGGCGCCCCGATAAAGGGCGCCGTAACGGTTGCCACAACCTCAGACATTAGGTGGCGGCAATCTTCAGCAGCTTGATCGCCTGCGAGTTGCGGATGCGCCCGCCAACACGCTTGCGGATGTAAAACTGCACGAAGCCAGGCAGGGTGATTTCATCGCGCGTCATACGCATGCCCACGCGATCCGCAATCAGGTAGCCCTCACGGAAATCACCAAAGGCAATCGGAAACACGTTGGCGGCAACCGCCGGCATGTCTTCCGCCTCAGTGATCGGGTAGCCGATGAAGGTTTCCGGCTGATTGGCCGAAAGCGACGGCTGCCACAGATACGCGCCAGTGCCAGCGCCTTCGCGATACTTGCGAAGGGCAGACAGCACCGCCTTCGTGGTGACAAACCGCGCATTCGCGCGATAGCGCGCGCGCAACGCATAGACCAGATCATAGAACGTATCAGCGCTGGTCGGCAGCGCCGCTGCCTGGCCAGAAGCGATATACTGCAACGTGCCGAAGGCGCGCGAGGCGTCAGCAGTCGTTACAGGCGTCGGGCCATTCAGGAAGCCAGTCGGGCGGTTGGTGCCGTTACCGGCCACAAAAGCCGCGCCTTCGCCCTGAGCGATGGCTTCAGCCGCGCTCGTGATCAGCCAATTTTCGACGTCAAAGAAAAGATCATCCAAGCTTTCTTCCGACGCGCGCGGGCGGGCAGAAGCAAGGCCGAAGGTCGGCGCCACTTCGGCCAGGTCCGGCGTGTTGGTTTGGTTGCGCGTCGCCGCCTCGCCAAGCCATTCAAACGTCGCGCCGTTCACGTCGAACAGTTCCTTGTAGTCAGGGCTGCCCACCGTGCGCACGGTCGCAATCTGACGGATCGGGGAAATGTCCACAGACAAGCGCGCAATCTGGCGCTCGATCACTTCCGGCAGGGCAAAACCACCAGCGGAGCCGGTGGAAGTCACCGTCTGAGCGGCGCGGGTTTCAAACCCATCGTCGTTCATCGCGCGGGTTTGCAGCGCCTTCGCCGTTTCGCGCATCCGCATTTCGGCGCGCGGGTCGCGGGGATTGCGCACCCAACCGAGGAAGGCGTTGCGATAGGCCAGCGCTTCCGGGCTATCGTTATCGTTGGCCGTGCCAGCGCCACCCGGACGCGCGGCGCGGGTTTCAGCCTGTTCGATGCGCTTTTTCATTTCCGCCTGGGCATCAAGCACCGCGTCGATGCGCGAAAGCTTTTCGTCCAGAAGCGGGTCGGCAGCGCCGCGCTTGGCGATTTCGGCAAGGCGCGCGTCATTCGCGGCCTTGTATTCTTCAAAGGCAGCGCCGATTTTTTCAATGGCGCTGGAAAGAGCCTCAGACATGAGGAGTTCCTTTCAGGATCAAGATTGCAGGGAACGCAGCAGCTTTTCGGCTGCCCGGTTTGCGCGTTCGGTTGCGATCTCGGCCTCTCGCCGCTCGGCACCCATTCGCATCAAGCGAGACACAAGGGCCGTCGCCTGAGACTTCGACACGTCAGGCGCTACATCACGCAGCCACCGCTCGGCGTCGGAAGGTTTTAAAATCTCATCAATCGCAGCGGCCTTCACGCGCGTCACGCGCGCGGATTTCGCCGCCGGAAAAGTCACCAGTGACACTTCCCAAAGATCCACCGCCCGCACCGTGCGGATATTCGTCTTGGGATCGTAATCGTCTTCCTTGGTCATGAAGCCGATGGACAAGCCAGAAATGGCGCCAGCCTTTACAAGCGCAAAAGCTTCACGCGCCTGGGCAACGTCCATCGCCAAGCGGCCTTTCACACGAAGGCCGCGCTGGTCTTCTTCCATGCTTTCCCAGACACCAATCGGCATATCCTGCCGGTGCTGCCAAAGCATCGCCGGCATGGTTCCTGCCGCCCGATGTTCGGTAAGGCTCGCGGCAAAGGCGCCCGGCACAACGACATCGCCGTAAGCGTCTTCCTGGCCAAAGACAGAGCCAAAGCCTTCAATCACGCCTTCTTCGCCAGCCGCGCGCAGCGCAAGCGCGAAGTCGCGCGTTTCCCGCCGCGCGCCCTGTTCGCGGTTTTCAATCATCCGATTGTCCCTTTGCTTAAACCGCCGAAGCTTCCGGCGCGGGCGCAGCGGGGGCGCCATTCATGTTCGCAGGCGTCAAAGGCTCATCAAGGCCAGGCAACGGGTCTTTGCCTTCCTCGTCGCGCAATTCGTTGCGGGTATAAATGCCAAGTTCCGCCATGGCGCGCGCCCAAACGGCGCGATCCGCCATGCTGCCAGCCGTCAGATAGCGCGTGTCAAACTCACACCAAAGCGGCCCGGCGCCATCCAACAGAAACTCATCAAGGCGCTGAAGCCATAATTGGTGCCAAGGCGCCAAGGTATGTTTCAGATGCGCGGCAAAGAATGCCTCGCTACTTGCGAAAGTCGCGCTCTTGTCGGAGTGGCCCACCATAATCGGGAACACACCAAAGGCCCGGCAGATTTCTTCAATCTGCAAGCGGCGCGTCTCGACATGCTGAGCGTCAACGCCAGTCATCGCCATTGGGATGTATTTCATGGCGTTATCAAGAATTGCCGTTCCGCTGCGCTTATCCGCCGTGAAGCGCTGCCAAGATGCCCGCA